GAAACGTAAGCTGTACCTGATGTACCGTCGGTAATGAAGCTAATGGTGTCTCCTGAATAAGTGTGAATAAACTCTACCGTGTTGGCAGGAATGTAGTAGCTACTCGTAGTAGCCGTACCAGAAATGCTGATATGCACATCTGTCGTAGCAACAATACGTGCTACACGTTGGCTAACCGCAGTTGATGAAGCGGCAGTGCCAGAAACAGAGACCGTTTGAGTAGAGCCAGGTCGAAGGCATTGAATAGGAGCTGAGTTAGTATCTCTTGCTAAACGTGACATAGGAGTTCTCCTTGAGTCAGAAAAGGAAAGGGGCCATTGCTGACCCCTGGAGTTTTATTACGCAGATGGTACTGCGAGAACAAAACCGGCTTCTGGGCGATATACCTCAACGCCGTACAAGCAATCAGCAGTGTACAGAGTAGAGAGGTATTCCTGCTTGTACTGAGTCTGTGAACGTACAGACATCTGTTCAGCAAGAACAATCGCATCACGGTGGAACAGCATAGCCGCACGAGTATCAACAGACGCCGCAGAGTTTTGCGCCGCAGTCTCAATAGTTGCACAGTTAGCAGAGACGTAAACGTCTACACCGTAAAGGTTGCCGATAAGACCAGACTGTACGCCCTGACCTGATACAAAGTCAGCCGATACATATCGGTCAATACCCATAATAGCATTACGAGTTGCCGGAGGAATAACGAGTACACGATCTTCCATTGGGACGTTGTTGTCATCCAACTTCTGAATCATGTCGCGGAAAAACGCATCAGTAAACTCATCGTCGCTACCCGCAAGAGTATCGTCGGTGTACTGAGTCGTTGTGCCGTTGTCGTTGAAGAAACAACCAGTGTGTTGGTAGTCAGTAGGAGCTACTGAATCAGAGAACACAACAGTACCGCCATCACCAAAACCAGTACCGCAAGAGTGAAGATCAGTGTCGATCTTAACAGCAAGCGCGTAACCAGCATCTTCAGTGTAGAACTGACGTAGGCTAGAAAGAGCCTGTACTTCAACGATGTCTTCGATGAGTCGTGAATACTCAAAGTGACGATCGATGTCGACAGTCAATTCGCCTTCAGTGTTAGCGATGATAGTAACAGCTGTATCAGCGGCTTTAGCGTTAGCATCACCACGAACAGGCTTAGGAATGTGAAGCTTGTCACCCTTCTTGCCAGACATTGCAATCTTCTTGACAAGGGGAGCCATCTTCAGGTTTTTCTGATAAGCCGCAATAATTTCATCACTCCAAATTTCTGGGATGAAAGTTGCCGCTTCTGTCTTCGCGGTATTACCCGCCGCGCCGGGATAAGTAGCAGTTGCCATGTTTTAATCTCCTACAAGATTATTTAACACGACCCTCTGCGTATGCCGCCATAATCTCATCGGCCATAGCCGTATAACGCTCGGGGTCGTTCTTCATCAGTTTAATAATGTCGGCCCTGCGATACGTTTTCTTACGGGTTCCTTCAGCACTGCCTTTGGCATTACCTGTATTAGCCGCTTTCAGCTGTTGCTTCCGCACCTGCTTTTCAACATTTGCGGTTTGCTCTGCTACAGACTTTCGTTCTTTCCAAAGAGAAAACAACTCATCTGCCGCATCGGCGTTGTACTGCTGATCAGCTTCTACAAATAGCTGAGTCCTAATCTTTGAGGCTTTGATCCAATCAACAAACTTCGAATCAGCAAGTATGTCGTTCATATCGGGATGCTTTTTTTGTAGCTCCGCCAATGCCGACTGCTTCTTGTAATTTGCCGAATATTCTTCCGCCGCTTTAATCTTAGGATGGTTCTCAATCGCTCGATTAACAGCGCCTTGAGGATCCGTAAAATAATCAATATCACTTTCAGGCTCAACATTCTGTTGTTGAGGTGCTGATTGTGATTGAGCAGTAATATACTCATCCACTACCTTACGAAGTTCGCCCACTTCCGCAGAATGCCGACTCATCACCTTTTCTGCTTCTTGGTGCATTTGAACAACTTGCTCCAGGGATTTACCTCGGTATTTCTCTGGAACGTCGCTCTCGGCTTCTACTTCTTGAGGTTCTTCAACCTGCTCTTGAGGCTGTGCCTCTTCTTCAAGTTGAGCCTCTGGCTCTTCGTGTTCAATGTTATCTGCATTATCCTCTTCAGGGGGCAGATCAAGCATTGTTGCTCTAGACATTATTAAACTCCGTGACCTTAATCATTATGGAGATTTACTTTTCCGACCAGCCTCTTCATGTTCTCGTACCCATTTCATGTGACGACCCGGAAAGTCTCCACTATGTCCTTCAAGTACGCACTTCGGTGCTGACGGCATTTTAGTGGCATTAGCCCCACAACCGCACCTACTGGTTGTAACGCCTTTGCCGACCATATCTTCAAATACATGACCGTTTTCACAACGAAAGTCATATATCTTATACATCTAAATTGCCTTGTTCTTCGGCCTCGACTTGTTCTCGCATTGCAGTAACCGTTGATTCTAAATTAATTACTGTTGCCAATGCGGCGACTTGGCCTTTTCGGTAAAACAATTCCTCTGAATCTTTTACCGTTTGAATATCTGTTAATTGCTTTGCATTCTGTTGCAATTCTTCTACGAGTTGTTTGAATCCGTCGTGATTAAACAATTGATTGTAATTGTCAAAATACGCTTCAAGCTCGCGATCCATAATTCAGCCTTTTACTCTTTTTTAAATTAAATGTCACGCTTTTTTTCTTCTGCGACCAGAAGCCATGACTGCGTGTTTAATTTTAGCGGGGCCTGTTTTCCGTTTGGCTGATGATCGTTTTTCAGCCGCAGTCATTTTAGCCGCAACAGCTTTAGGCCGACAGGATGGATAAGGGCGTTTACTTTTCTTCGCTGATTTACGTCCGCAGGGTTTACCAGTTTTTACGTCAACCCATTCTTCTTTAAACCATTTAGTAAGGCCGCCCTTGGTTTTAGGCATACTTACCGCCTCGACGTTTATATTCTTTCGTCAACCAACCAGACGCATAAGCAGAAGGCCAAACTTTGTATTTTTTTTTGGCCTCTGCTTTTACACGATTATAAAGCGCCTTGTTGGTTGGGGTTGGCGATTTGCTTTTAGCTTTAGGCATACTACTTACCTTTTGGCTTTTTTACTTTTTTCTTTTTCTTTCCGTAATTGTACATTGGCTTTCTCCTGTGCTCGTTTAGATAAATCTTTCATATGAAATAATTTCACTGAAGTTTTACCATGAGTTTTTCCAGAATGAAGTGATCCATCTGGCATTTTGTGCGTGCCGCCTTTATACAACGTGCCGTCACGCTTAAAGTGAGGAATGCCTTTAGCCATTACCATTTCACCTTGTGAGACCAGTAACGCGCAGACAGCTTACTAGGATTAGAATCCTGAGCGTTATGCCTGGCGTAATAACTTCTCTTTCTGGCTTTGTCCTTGGCTGTCTTAGGGTTCTTTCCAGCTCCCTTAACACCCTGCTGACCAAATCGAATCGTCTTTATCTTATCGCCTTGTTTGGCAACAACGACGTGAGATTTAGTTGGGTGCGACGGCGTTCTCTTCGGTTTGTTGAACCCGCTTACGCCCACGCGTGCCAGTCTTGGGTCTTTCTTGCTCATTGCTGAGTTTCTCCAATTTGGTTTCCAATAGCTCCAACCGCCGGAGAAGGGGTTGGAACCGCTTGTCTACTTGGTTCAGGAGCGTTTGGAGTTCTCTGTCTGTTAACATTTTCCTTGCCTTCTATTTGCCTTTCTTTAAGGAGAGTTTCAGCTACGCGCATACGACGCTCAAACTCTTTGTCCTCTTGATCGCCTTCCTTCAAGTTTCTAGTAATTGCATTGATCTTGTCAATTTCAAGTTCTTGAGGAACAGCTTGAGCCTCAGCCATAAGCTTCGTAGCCCGTGCTTGAGACTCTTGTGCCTGACCCATAAGCGCGGCTGTCTGAGATCTTTGTAGCTCTACCTGCACTTGTTGTGCTTGCATTTGAGCCTGTTGAGCCTGCGGGTTGGGTTGCATAGCCTGAGTCATTGCCGCTATCAACTCTTCGCGATTCGACAGGTTCATGTTGTCAATAATCGACTGAACTAGTGTTGGATAGAGCGGAGACTCTTGACCCATTGTCTGAAGCAACTGAACTAACTGAGTAACTTCGTACTCTCTAGCAATAATACCCAGCGTAGAGCTAGCGTTAAACTTGTAGTCAGCAACAGGGTAATTTTCAGGATCAAACTGCATATAGCGATATGCGGCTTTCTTAACGAATGGAATCAAG